CTACACATCACGGGGTGGAGTTTTCTGGAGACTCCAAGGGGTGGAGACGGCCATCTTGCCAGCCGCATCAGGTCCCAGATCAACACCCCGCCCTCGCAGCACGACGTTGTCCTGAATCCACTGCAGCTTCTTAGCCACCTTCCGCCGCAGCACCTGCTCATGTCGTAGCGCCCATAGCTCGCACCCGCGCCGGCCGGCATCGAACGAGCTGCACGGCCTGAGCAGCAGAGGGGCATGTAATCCATCCTCGGGGCTCAGCCTCGCCAGCCACGATCCGTCGACCCTCTGCTGCATCGAGGCCACCTGCACGCCGTGCAGGAACAACCCCGTCGGCAACGTGTCCAGGTGGCAGCGCGGCTTCCAGCAGAAGCCATCGGGCATGGGGGTCAGGGTCTGGGTGTCGGCGTCCATGGGGCGGGAGCATAGGGCGGTCCAGTCTCACAGCCCGATACATGGGTGAAGCGTTCACCCCGGCCCCACCCTGCCCCGCCTATGGTCAGCCCATGTGTGGCCGATTCGTCCAGACCCCCATCTTCAAGCCTGACCAGCTCGGCCTGCCCGACCTGGCACAGGGCTTGATCGAGCTGCCGCCCAGCTACAACCTGGCACCGACCCAGCGCGCATCGGTCATCCTTGATCGCGGCACGGGCCGGCAGGTCACCCGGCTGTCCTGGGGCCTGCTGCCCTTCTGGGCCAAGGCCAAGGGCCTGCAGGGCTCCACCATCAACGCCAGGATCGAGACGGTCGCCACGAAGCCGGCGTTTCGCGCTGCCTTCAAGAAGCGCCGCTGCGTGGTCCCGATGGCCGGCTACTACGAATGGTCGGTCAGCCCCGAGGACGGGAAGAAGGATCCGTGGTTCATCCACGCGTCCGGCCCGCTGCTGGCGGCCGGCCTCTGGGAGGACACCAGCCCGCTCCTGGCCGAGGACAACCTGGGCACCTTCACGATCATCACCGGCGACAGCAGCGGCGTCTCGGCGGATATCCACGACCGCATGCCGGTGTGGCTGCAGCCCGGGCAGGTCGACGAGTGGATGGCCGCCGAGGCCGACGTCGCCATGGCGATGCTGCTCGCCAGCGAGCCGTCAGCCATGGCGGCCTATCGAGTCAGCCGCGCCGTGAACTCTCCCCGGAACAACCTCGAACAGCTGCTGGAACAGGTTGCGTGAGCGCTCAGCCCCACATCGGCAGCTGATCGTCCTCCCACGACTTGATGATCAGCTCCCCGGATTTTTTCCCGGTCGATTGCCGCGCCATTGTGTATTCGAGCTGCAGCGGCACCAGTGCCAGGCCTTCGAAGGCGTGCCGAATGTCCGGATGGTCATTGATTGAAAGCACCGCCCTGCCCTTCATCCCGCGCATCAGGGCCGCCATCTCTTCGTATTGCTCCATCCCAAAGGGGACGCCATACCCCTCGGTCTGCCAGTACGGCGGATCCAAGTAGAACAGCGCGCCGGGACGATCGTAACGGCGGATGCATTCCTGCCACGGCAGGTGCTCGATCACCACGCTCGCCAAGCGGATGTGGACGGCGCTGAGTTCCTCTTCGATCCGCAGCAGGTTCAGGCGCGGCCCGCCGCTCGCCACCAGGCCAAAGGACTGCCCCTGCACCTTGCCGCCGAATGCCAGCTTCTGCAGGTAATAGAAGCGCGCCGCTCGCTGGATATCGGTCAAGGTCTCAGGCCGCTCCATCTGCGCCCATTCGAACATCTGTCGCGACACCAGCGACCAGCGGAACATGCGAATGAACTCGTCCAGGTGGTGCCGCACACAGCGGTACAGGTTGACCAAGTCGCCGTTGATGTCGTTGAGGACTTCCATCTTGGCCGGATGCGGCCGCATCAGCAAAGCAGCGGCGCCGCCGGCGAATGCCTCGATGTAGCTATCGTGCGCAGGGAAGTGCGGATAGAGGTGTTTCAGCAGGCGGCGCTTGCCGCCGGGCCACGAAATAATGGGCTTGGTCATCGGTTCTCAGTATTTGCGATAGGGGTGGCCGACAATCGCACCGCTCTCGCGAGAGCGGCAGGGCTTCGGCCAATGCCAGGTGCTGAGTTCACCTGTGTTGCGGCGGAGGTCAGATGCTTGCCGGCATCCGACCTCCGCCCTGCTTCTTAAACGGTGACTTCGACGAGCGGGAGGTTAGGAGCGGCCTCGAGCACTCGCCCATTTCGCACCCACACATTGTAAGGAATCGGCAAGTCCAGCTGCCCGAAAGCACGCATCTGCACGCCGTCGTATGCCGTCAAGCTGCTGGTGCCATCACCGTTGTGCGCGGTGACGGTAGCGATCAGCCTGGGGCTGCTGCTGACCAGTTCATCGAACTGCCCCCACATATCAGTCCGCATCGGTGTAGTGCCTCTCCAGGGTAATGATCTGCTCCACGACCAGCGCTGCATCCTCGGCGCGCACCTCGATGCGCGAGGCGGTGCAGAGACCGTGCCAAGTGCCCTCCGCCGCCAGCACCTGGACGAGGTCCAGCGGCAGGATCCGCCCCACCTCGCCGGAGCGTAATGGCAAGGGGAACAGCGGCAGCGACAGTTCGATGAGCGCCTGCTCGCCGCGGTCCGACAGGATGTTGCGCCCACGCTCGGACGCTGCCGCCGCCGTGTTGATGAGCGGACTGCTGGCCTGCGGCGCGAACAACTGGCCGGCCTCCCCTCCCTTCCGGATCTTGGCAGTTACCCCCTTCCCCGCCAGCTCACCGGTAACCACCACGGCGTCATACAGTGGCGCGCTGCGCATCTGTACGCTTTCGGTCACCACGTAGTCTTCCTGCAGAACATGGTCGGGCGCGACCTCTTTCCAAAGCCAGGGGCTCGCGGGATAGCGCGCGCGAACGCGTACCGACGTAGATGCCGGATCCGACTGCACGACAGCGCCGCTGGCGTCGGCCAGGCCGCTGATCGCATCGAGCGCCGTGAACCCGTCGTAGAACCACGCGCCGGCGGGAACCAGCCAGTCCGCAGTGTCGTAGCTAGCTGCGTAGCCCGTGTCGGCCAGCTCCTCCGCAACCAGCTGCGCCATGCTGCGCTCTTCGGTTGTCGCCTTGACGCGTGCCGGCGCATACGGCGCCGCCAGCAGCGCGGTCCGGGAGCGGCCCGTCAGCGTTACGCCGGTGCTGCCCCACTCCCGTCGACGGGCTTGGCTCTCCACCAATGCAGTCCAGACGTACCCGTTGAGGTCGACCTCGATCTGCCTCGGGCCTGCGGCCGTGGGCATCAGCAGCGCTGCATGCGCCGGGTTGGCCAACTCCAGGTCGAAGCTGTGGCCCCATGCGTCCACACTGGAGCTGATGGAAACCCGACTGACCTCGATCGGTGTCCGATCCGGTAGGCGGACGACGGAAGCTTCATTGATCACGACGTATGTCCTTCGTTGAGGGCGTACCACGTAGCACGCGGTAATCCCGAGGTTGAGGGGGACGAACCCAGCGAGAGACTGCACGCCGCAGCCAAGGTTGAGCCCGATGTGAGCACCTGAAGGGAACGTGGGTTCCGGATCTGGCCCCGGGTCGGGTGACGGCTTTTGCCCGATGTACCAGGGAACAGCCCGAGCCGAGCCCCACGGCAAGCGAGCCTGGCGCCGCGACAAGCCCGGGTGGCGCCAAGGCGTATTCGACGTATGGCGCAATGCCGCCTGTTGTGCGTGCCAGCTGAGTACCGTGGACGCGGCCGCTCTATCAAGAGCCCGCCACGGCAGGGCGGCGACCTTTCCAAGCAGGCCAGGGGCGCCTTCCCAGATCAGCGTCGCCCGTCTGGAGGCTGTAGGCATCTGGCGCCAGTGCAACCGGAGGGCGGCACTGAGCTTGAAAGTTCCCCCCCACGCAAGGCTCGAGCCCCCCCGCAACACTGGAGACAGGCCCCAGTTCATGCTGACGCCGGCGCGGCGTTGATCAGCGGCGTCCCAGCCCGCCGACGCATACGCCAGTACCGCCTCGCTCCTGCCCCAACCGACCGACACGGATTTGCGCACCCGCGCAGCCCGCTGCCAGGTCAGTGCGACGGACGAGCGAAGGCCGCGGATTACAGGCTCGGGCGGTTCGGGTGGATTCTCGTTCCAATCCACGCCGAGATTGAGTGCCGCAAACGCGCCGCCATCCAGCAGGCGTGGACCGAGATCAAGCTTGGTGAACTCTCCGGAAGCCGCCGCCATTACTGTCCCGCCACCGCCGGCTTCACCCAGTCCTGAATCGCTGCGTTCACCCTCCCTCGGTCATCGAAGCCCATCACAAGGAAATAGTTGTCCCGGGCCAGCCCCTCAATGCGCCAGGTGCCGTCCGCCTTGCTCAAGGTCGCGCCGGCCACGCGGAACGTGGAACGCTCCAGCGCCACGATACGGCCGATGCTGGGCACGTTGAGTATCTTGAAGCGGCCGTCGGGGGCATCGGGAGCATCGGACGTAGGAGCCGACCCGGCGAGGTACCCATTCCCGCCCACGTCAAAGGGCGGATCCAGCCGTACGCTCAACCGGCGGTGATCAAGCGCCATCAGGTCCATTCCCTATCGAGCTCGAAGATCACCTCACCGACGTACTGGCTATTTGACTGTGCGATGCGGAAGCGCTTGGAAAGCAGCCGCCCCTCCATTTGCTGAAGGTTGCCGTATGCGAGCGTGGAAATAGGCGCACGCAGGCCGGGGTACTCCCCACGGAGCCGGAACTTTGCTTCCTGCAGGATGCCCGCAACCGAGATGACCCCACCGTTAACCGGAGCCGGGATGTCGTAATACGCGTTACCGATGCTCCCACCATAGACAATCGGTAGGCCGATATTCGCGGCATTGATGGGGCCCAACATAACGGCCCCTTCAGCACCAGCATAATTGCGCCCTATGTAGAGCGAGGCTGAGCTCGCAGTCGGCGCGGTGTCCCAGTTATTGCTCAGCGGCAAGAACAGCTGGCTTGCGCCAAAGCCAGAGGAATAAGTCGTCAGACCATTCTGAGACAAAGCAAAGCAATGCTGGTCACTTGGGACATAACTGACTATGTCTCCTGCGAAATAAGCAACATCAAAGTCCGCGCTGGTGCCGCTGTGCTGAATGAACAGATAGAAGCAGCGCTCGTTCCCTATGGCGAACCACGGCCGAGCTACTGCGCCCGCAGCGGAGGACTTAATCCACAGGCTACCGTTAGCGCGCTGCGCGAGGGTCGGCACAGGCCGAGCGCCCGTGTCGATATCGGTCATCTGCTCATAGCCACGCATCCACGTGAAAAGCGCATTTGAGTCGTCGATGCGGAGAAAGTAGCCGGTACCGGTCACCAGGTTGTTTCGGTAGGCCCTTGTGTTGACCGCGCTGAACTCGCGAGTCCACCCAAGCCCGGGGCGCGTATCGACGCCGACGCCGTAACCATCCACAAGCAGGGCGTCCAGCAGCGCAGCCATGGAGCCGGCCTGCCCAGTCAGCGCGGGCGCACCAGGATCGGTGCTTTTGAACACAGTGGGGAAAAGGCTCATGACTGCTCTCCTGCAATATTGCCGATAACTTGGAATCGCGTGGAATCATTCGCGCCTTGCGGCGTGCCCGGGAGCGTAGTGCGCACCATCCAGATCGGGGCCAATCCGCCGACAGTGTTGAAGCGCACCGCGTTGTTCACCGACCAGCCACCGCCCCATCCCTCGCGCTTGAGGACAAAGTACGGCTCACCCGTTCGGGGATTGAGCGGTGCTAGGTCGGAAGTGGTATTGCCGGTGATGATCGTGCCAACCGTCTCGCCGATAACTTCAAACTGCGTGGCGCTGGTGAAGCGAATCGCCCAACGCTCGGTGATCGCATCGGCGTTGGTAACGACCAGGGGATAGTCCGTGTCGTTGTAGGTGCCAGGGGCTGCGCTGCCGCTAAGGCTGTCGCTCCATGCGTTGTTCCACGCGGCCTGGTCAAACAGGTTGACCACACGGGCCTGCAGATCGAGCGAACCATTCGCCTCGCCCAGGCGTAGCGCGGTGCTGATCATTGCCTCGTCGGCCGGGAAGTCGTGGGACAGGCCAGTATTAATCTCGATCTCGCCGGTAATGTTCGGCTGCACAACCAGACGCCGGTCCTCTACCCGCTCGCTAACGATGACGGGCAGGGTAAATGCGGACAGGTTCAGCGGGTCACTGAAGCGCAGCCAGCCTTCGTCAAGATCGAAGTAGTACCAGGCACTGTCCACAGGCCGGCCGGCGGCATCACGGACTTCGATCGCAGCAACCCGGCCGCGGCCGAAGTTGACCAGCTGGTTGGCGGCCGGGGCTGCAATACTATGCTTAACGGTGTGGTGAATCAGCACCGTCTGTCCCGGCTTGAATGCCGGCACGCGGCCGTCGCTGGGAAGGCGAACAGATGACAGGCCAATGACGACCTCAGACAGGGGAATCTGCCGGTACACCACGGCGCCGATATAGATCGAGTCCGCCATCACCAGTGTGGGTCGCCACACCTGGTCGCCGACCACGTTGTCAGGATCGAACCACGGCATACCCTCGTTACCGGCCGCCAGCACCATCTGGCCGAACTCCACCTTCGCCACGCCGCTCTCCCAGTCCACGGTACCGCGCACCTGGCTACCGGTGAGGACGCCGTTGATATCCGCGTTGGCGGTGATCTGCTCGCCATCCAGCCGGGTAGCACGCAGGGTGAACATGCCGGCGCGCAGCGGGGAGCCCGGCGCCCGGAAGAACGTCTGCGCGATGCCGGGGTCCGCGATGCGGGTCAGCAGGGACTGCACCTGAACCGCGTTGCTGCCGCCGGGAAGCCACTGCGTCAGGTTCACCACGCCAGTGATGTAGTCGATGGTGCCGGCGTAGATGCCTGCGCCCGTCGCCGGATCAATGCTGTGGTAAATGCCGCCACTGCGATCGACGTAGGTACGGCCACGGAACACGAAGCGGACGCTCCCGGGCACGATGGAGTCGCTGATGGTGGGAGTGAGCAGCAGCTGCACGGCCGGCAGCGGCAGGAACTCGTCCGCCACCGTCACCGCGCCGTCGCCCAGCATCCAACCTACCGAAATGATCGTGCCGGCGGAGAACTGGGCCTGCACGTCAGCGCGGTAGTAGCCGGTGATCCGCACGCGCGTGCCGTACGGGCCCTCTGCCGTGTAGATGGGCAGCGACACCTGGTGCACGGCGAACTTCCCCGCCTGCAGGCTGACAGCGCCGGTGCCGTAGTTGACCGAGCCCAGCACGGTGCTGAAAGCCTGGCCGCCCACCGACACGCCGACGATATTGCCGTTGCCGTCATCCTTGGCGAGCACGCGCATGGACATGGGCGTTGCCGGAAGGCCTTCCTGGTCACGGTTGATGGCGATCAGCCAGTCCAGGCTGACCGAGCCAGCCTTGACCGGCCCCTGCGGCAGCAGGAAGGAGACGATGCCCGCGCCGTCCGGTACCGGCTGGGGCGCGGCGTTGATGGCCGTGCCCCAGCTGTAGCGGGTGGCGAGCTGGCTATCAGCATCGGGCAGCGTGGCGGGGCGCAGGGTGACCTCGCCGGAGACGTAGCTGATGGATCCGCGCACCGCTCCGCCCACCAGCAGCCGGCCGGCGCCATCGTCGGTGGCCACCACATCCACCCCGCCGACCCGCAGGGTGAACTGCGCCGTGCCTGGCACAACGCCTTCGTGGCCCAGCATGAACTGCAAGGCCGGGGGCTGAATCGATACGTCGGCAGCCCGGGCCTCGGCGATCACCGGCGTTCCCCAGGACGTGATGACGCTGCTGTCCAGATCCGGCAGGGCACCGGTGGTCATGACAACGGAGCCAGTGATGTAGTTCACCGTCCCGCTGCCCTGCCCCGGCTTGCCGACCAACTGGCCGCGACCGTTGTCGATCAGGCGCACCCACTTGCCGAGCGCGCGGTAATCCACCACCACGGTTCCCGGAGCCGGCAAAGGTGCCAGCTGGAACAACCACACCATGCCTTGGTTGTTCTGGGTGACCGGGATCTCGTCATTGAAGCCCTGTTCGGCGATCGCTCCCGCCGGGGTTGCAGTGACCGTCACGCTGGTCACGCCCGTGCCGGTGGAGTGGGCGAGGGAGATGGACCCGGTCTGGTAGTCCACCGTGCCGGACCAGGGCGTCGTGGCGGTTGAGACCAGCGCACCGGTGCCGTCGTCGGTCAGCTCCACGCTGCCGGCTACTACCTTCACGGTGCCGACCGCCATGCCGGTGCCGAGGAATCGCGTCGCCGCCGTGCCTGCCGGGAAGGCGGTCGAGAACGCCAGGCTCAAAGAGCCTGCCGCGCCCGAGGGCACGTAACTCATTGTGCCCAGCCCGGCCAGCACGTCGCTGACGGCCGTCTCAGCGGTCGAGGTGGGGACAATCGGCACGTAGGGCGTATCCACCTGCACGGACAGGTCGCCCGGCTTGGCCGCCGCAGTGAGGCGCTTGACGCTGTGGTAGCTGGTGGCGTCGACCACGTTGGTTTCATAGACACGCGTGGCGGGCTTGGTGGCGCTGTACCGCACGACCTCCTGCCCGAAGAAGTTGTAGAGCAGCGCCGTCACCAGTTCCACGATCAGCACGTCACGCTCGAAGCTTCCCTGGTCATCGGTAAACGTGCGCGTGGTCCGCGAAATCACGTTGCGCACGCGCAGGTACTGCTCAGCGGGGATATTGCCGCTGGCGGCGGTGGTCAGCAGGCAGAGGTTGTCGTTGATGTCCGGGCTCGGGGCATCCTTGGTCGTGTACAGCAGCAGCGTCATCTGGCCGACGAAGTGGTTGCCCATCAGGATGAAGCGCGATTCGGTGCCCCGCGTGATGTAGCTCTCCACCCGGTTCTTCGCATCCAAGCGCACGTCGCTGTAGGAGCCGGTCGCGAACATCGTGACGGTCACACGCGGATCCGCCGGCGGGTCGATCAGCACGCCGATGGCGTCCTTCAGCACGTCCGGTCCGGAGGTGTCCACGTGCACGAACATCTTGCGCAGGGTGGCGCGACCAGTGGTGCGTTCCTCGTCACCGATGTCGGGGAACAGGTTGTTCATGGCGCCGTCCACGACCTCGGTCTGCACCATCCGGCCACCCCCGTCGGGGTTGTCGGTCAGGCGCTGGGACTGGCGCATCTTGATGTCAGTAGCAGTAATGGGCATTGGTTACACCGTCATGAGGCGAAGGGTGATCGAGAAATAGTCGCCGTCGAGGGCCGGCACCGCGAAGCGGACCGGATCGGCCTCGATTGCGGCACCTTCCGAACGGCGCCAAGTCACAGAGAAGAGACGCTCTCCCCCGTTGTGCGCGGGGAGCACCAGCTGCAGTCCGCCCGTGCGGGGCTCTGACTCGCTGGCCTGAAGCGTACGAAGCACGTCCAGCGTCACGGGGCCGACATAGGCGTTGCCGTCGCGGGAGGTCTGCAGGGTGATGGGGCGGCCAGCCTGGCGCGCGGATTCCTGCACGATCAGGGCGCCCGTCAGGGAAGTCCTGATGCTCTGGCCTACGCGCCACCCGGTGAACTCGTCGGTCCACTGCAGGTCGGCAGGCAGCTCGATGCCGGCCAGCGTGATACGGCTCATCGACCCTTCCCCTTGATGGAGACGGAGCGACTCCGTGCGATACGGTTCAGCACCATCGGGGCCACCAGGCTTGCCAGCCGCTCGGCCTGCTCCCGCTCAGCTGCAGATTCCGCAGCGACGACCTCACGCTTGGGAGCACGCCAGTCAATGACCAGCGTCTCGGTGCCGCCGGTCTTTCCGACGCGCGCCTGGTCGGCACTTTCCTGCGCTTCCAGCTCGGCCTGAACAGCCTTCCGCCGATCTTCTGCCGCCTGCCGTGAGGCCTGGTCACGCTGCGCCTGCTGCTGTGCGATCTGGCCTTCCAGCTGAAGCACTTTCTCGAAATCGCCCTCGCCAAGTAGATCGAAACGACTGGCAAGCTCCTGACGCTTCTGGTCGAGACCATCGGTGGCCTTGGTGCTGCGCTCCAACTCCTCCGTGTACTTGGCCAGCTCACGTCGCTGCTGTGCCAGCCCATTCCACACCGTGGCGAACTCGGCGAGCCCCTTGGCACTGGTGATGGCCTCGCGCGCCTTCTCAGACAGCGAGCCCAAGTTGAGGGAGAAGCCGGCCGTCGCCGTGCTGGCTTCCTGCACCTTGCTGCCGGCATCCGAGGCAGCGTTGCCCAGACCGTCCACGTCGGCGCTTGCCTGCGCTGCCGAGTTGCCCAGGTCGATAACCGCTGCGCGCCCATCGAGCGCACCCCGCTCTACCTTCGCCATCGCCGCGCGCCCGCTTTCGCCCATCTTTTCGTAGGCATCGCCGGTCTGGTAAATCGCTCCCATCACGTCCAGTTGGGACTGCACCTGCGCCTGCTGCCAAGAATCGCTATCCGCCGCGGCGGCCTTGGCTGCGTCGGCGTACGCACGAAACGCACGCCGCACGTCCTCGACGCTGGCTTTGCCTTGGGCAGCGCCGTTACGGATGGCGTCGAACGCCTCCTTTGCAGAATCACGGGCAGCATTCAGCGATGCCTGGGACTGAATGCCCAGCCGCCCAAACTCATCCGCCAGCGGGTTCATCGCTGCAGTGATATCGCGGATGCGGCTGTTCAGTGCTGCAGCAGAGCGCTCTGCCTGATCGAACCCAACCTTGCCTTGGCGACCGGCGGCCTCGAGCAAGCTGCCGAGGGTCTTTGCCTCGTCCAAGGTGGAGACCCGCCCGAGCGCGGCTTTGAAAGCAGTCTCAACTTGCGCACTGGTAGCGAGCGCATTCTCGGTGATGGCGCCGAATGTAGCGATGGCATCACGGCCGGCTGCGGTGAAGCTGACGCCCATACGCTCAGCGGCGACGCCCAGCTTCTCCATCGCGGCAAACAGCGTCTGCTCGAGCACTGCGGCAGTGTTGCCCGCTTGGGCAGGGAGCTCAGCGAACGCCGCCTGCGCCGCCGCCTGGAACCGCGAGAGTTCGTCGCCGGACAGCTGGCGCAGTGCCTCAAGCAGGCCATCCTTTACGTTGCGCTCGGCCTCCGCTCCCTTCTCGCTGATAAAAGACAGCGCAAGGCCGACACTAGAGAGGCTATCTGTATCGGCGAAATTGAGATTTTTGAAGAGGTTGGCGATCGATTCCTTAGCCAGCTTGGCATCGCCATCAACGCCCTGCAGCTTATCGATCACCAGCTGCACGCTCGCTGCGATACCAACCTGCATCGCGTCACTGGCGACCTTGGCGCCCTGCGCAAGATCCCGATAGCCCTTGTCCACCGCAACCAGGCGAGCCTCGACGGTGGCGAGATCCGCAACCTGCTCCTCTGTCGCGACCTTCAGCTGATCAAGGCGATTCAGGTAGCCGAACTGTGCGTCGAGGTACTGCTGCAGGCCAGCAAGTCGATCAATGTAGGACTGCCGCTCAGCCTCACCCAGAAGAGCCACTTCTTCCGCCGACTTGACCATGACCTCGGACAGATCGTTCAGAGCGACCGCTTTCTCACGGCTCGCAACGGCGTTCAGGTAGATCTGCTCGCGCGTGCGGCGGTACGCCTCACCGACCGCCTTGGCCGAGGCGCTATTGTTGTCGAGCTCCTTATCCAGCGCGTCCAGCATCTCGCTGACCCCGCGCACCGCGAGGTCGAGGCCGACGAGCCCGATAGTGATTGGGATAGCCGCCGGGATCCGCTTCAGGACATTGCCGAGCGTGACAGCACCCTTGCCGGCGGCATCCATGGCGGCAACGTTGGCCCATTGCGCGCGGGTCGCAGCAAGGAGCCCGACGCGCCAGGCATTGAGCTGCACGAGAGCCCTGACCAGGGTGAGGGCCGCGTACGCCTTTGCCATGTAGACCACGGCAGCACCGTGGTCGTAGATGAACTGGGCCGCGCCCTTCGCCGCATTCGCCATCGTGACGATGCTGTCGGCGGTCAGCTTGGCCCAACGCGCCAGCGTTCCATCCCGTGCCAGCCGGTCGCCCGTGGCGAGGATCTCGGACAGCTGCGCCTTGAAGTACGTCAGCACACCCTGGTCGGCGACCTCCTGCTTCCAGTCCTTGAAGCGGTCAGTGGCGGCCTTCCAAAGGCCAGCGATGGTCCCAACCTTCGCAGCCGCAGCAGCACCGCCATAGGACTCAGCAAGGAGGTCCAAAATGATGGCTTGAGCTTCCGCAACACGGCCGGTAGCCTCCAGCTGGCCAATCAGCTGTTTCTGGCTGGCGTCGAGCGTGAAGCCTTGCTTGCTCAGCGACTCCATCGCCTTCGACGGTGTCTGCAGCGCCTTACCCACCGTCTCCGCCGACGACTCCAGGCTGACCCCCAAGCGCTGGGCCTGGTCGATCGCAATCTGCATCGCAGCGGGGAACTGCGCCCCGACAATGTTGGTGTAGGAGAGCAGGCGCACCTGGGCTGCGGAGATCTGCCCGTCATCGAACAGGCCACCCTGCAGCTGCTTGCGCATCTCTGCCAAGCCTGCGGCAGTAAACTCAGCCTGCCGGCCCGTCGCGGCCAAGGCGGCCTCCAGCTGCCCGACCTCCTGCTCTGCATCGCTGCCTTCCTTGATGATGGCCTTGATGCCATCCACGGCCTTATTGAGGCCGATGAAGGAGAGCGCGCCCGCAAACAAGCCTCGCAGGCGGCCCATGATGCCCGCCGCCACATCCGTGGAGCGAGCCAGCTCGTCCGTGCCGTCAGCTGCCTCACGGGCGCGCTGACGGTAATCGGCCAGCGACTTGGCGGCCGCGGTGCTGGCCTGCGCCTGCTCGCGGAAGCGGGCATCGCTGTCCTCGATCTGCTGGTTGCGCCGGCGGGTTTCCGCTGCGGCCTGCGCCGCTGCCTTCGCCTGATCGGTGAACGCCTGGGCGGTGCGCTGTACGTCGTCGCGGAGACGTTTCTGGCTCTCGACCAGCTGCGCCGTGTTGACGCCGAGGCCGCCGAGCGCGGTGTCTGCCTTTACGACCGCCTCCCACTGCGTGCTGAGCGACGCCTTCAGCTTGTCGCCTTCCGCGCGCAAGTTCCGCTGCGCGTTCATCAGCTCCTTGGACGGCGCCTCTGACTCAGCAATCTGTAGGCTCAGCTGGTAGGCCGCACGCTGGTTTGCGTCGAAGCGCTTTTCCAGGTCTCCCAGCGTATCGAGCATGCCCTCGAAGGCTTCCGCTTTTTCGGCAGTGGCGTTGAGTTCTGCCAGCGTATCAACGAGCTTCGCGGTGTCAGCCACCGCCGCCTCGGAGGCAACCCCCATCTCAGCCAGCGCTTGGCGCAGCTCGTCCACGCCTTCCGTGCCACTGGTTTCCAGCACCAATCGCAGTGCTTCTTCAAACGCGCCATTCACTGCCATCAGACCTTCCTCTTGCGTGCCAGTTTCATCTGCCTGAGCAGCTCATCCCTGCGGTACAACGTCATCTCCCGGGCCAGCGCTGAAGCGACGACCTCACCCTCCCCCATCACCATCTGCCATGGGCTTGCACCGGTGAGGCTGCGGAGCTTGTTCCGGGGGTCCCGGCCGGATGCCGCAGTCGAGTCGCGGGAGTACTGGCGCACCACCAGGCGGCGCTGGCCGGCAATCATCGCGATGAACGAAGACGCGTAGATCTTCCTTCCGCCACGCTGGATCTGGGCGGTGGCGCCCTTGGTCTTCCGCCCGCCCCAACGACCGCCAAACATGATCAGCGGCAACTTCACCGGAGAGGCATGCAGCGCCATGTATTCACCGTCGCCGTCGGCACCGGTGCGAATCTGGAACTTGCCGGCCAGGTCACCGGTTCGAACGTTGTAGACCTTGCGCAGCGCCCGCTTCGCGGCCGGCTCGAATCGCCGTCGCACATTGGAGATCGCGTTCTTGTCTGCCTTTCGTATGGCAGCTTCGCTCACGCCCTCAAGGCGCGCAGCCAAGCGCGCGATCGCGGCGAGATTGACGCGGGCCGAGGTGGCACCAGGACGCGCCATGATCAGCGACCCATACGCATGGACGACGGCGCCCCGAGGGGCGCCGCCTTGCGGACAGACGTGGCCTGCCCTGCAGCCATCAGCCTGCCACCTGCTCATACACCTTGAAGGTGTACAACGCCGACTCGGATGCTTCAAACACCACCGGCCCGGTCAGGGTGACCTGGATCGGCTCATCGCTGAACCAGTCGACGTCGCCGTCGACGGTCAGATCGACCTTCGGGATCCGCAGCAGGCCATTCTCGCCGCTGATCCGGTCCTGCATGTCGCCGAGCACCATGAAGGACTTACTGGGCACCGCGCCGCCGTTGATGGCCGTTTCGAGGTAGCCGTCGTAGCTGTATGCAACCCCGAGCACGTCGCCGTGGGCAATGTCGCCAGCTTCCTTGGCGATCAGCAGGCCCTGGCGATAGTCGATCTCGTAATCTTCGCCGACCACCAAGGGCTGGCCTTCCTTGGTAATGACCGGCGGAGTGCTGCCCAGGATGAAACGGTGGCCCAGATCCACAGGCGCATCCTTGGAGAACACAGTCACCTGGCCGTCGGACACCTCGCCCGCGACGACGGTGCTGGAGACAGCCGAGCCGTAGAGCATGCGAGCCAGGATGCGCGGCGGCACTTCCAGCGCGGTGATGCTGACGCTGGTGGTGCCGGGGTTGGCATCGGAGTGGATGATCTGCTGGTAACGGTCATCGCGACGCTTGCTCTTCACCTCGGTGGTGTCGCCAGCTTCATAGCTGAACACCAGTGAGGACTGCTCCAGCGGCTGATTGCCGTGTTTGTCTGCGGGTTCCGGAATGACCGGGAACCGCTGGGCACCGGTACCGAACTCCCAGAAGCGGAGGTCACCAGCGAATTTGCGAACTTTGGGTTGGGCCATGACGGCTCTCCTTACGGGGTTGAAACGGGCTGGAACGTCTCGGTCAGGCCTGCCCGGGCGGTGATCTGAGCGATGACACTGGTGTGTCCTTCATCGTCATCAACGATGTCGGCGAGCCGGGTATCGGTGACTTCAAACTTGGTGATGCCCTTCGGCATCGAGCGGGTATCGAAATAGAGAACCCGCACCACGTCGGCGCGTGCGCGGTGCAGGAGCCGGCGGGGGTTCACTTCGGCGCCACCACGGGGCACTGCGATCTCCACCGTGATCTCGATCTCAGAAGATCCCTGCGCCCGACCCGTGGTGGTGGGCGCGATGCGGGCCGCAGATATGACAACCCCAGCCAGCTCGGTGGATTCGTCGATGACGTCGTCATCGAGTGCGATAAGGCCTGCGCCGAGGTCGGTAAAGAAGCCGTCCGCACGATTGATCAGCCGGATACGGCCGGCGACGAACTCGAGCATCAGCCAGCTGGCCGGCTCCTGCTGGTCATCCACGGCGCACCGTCCAGCGGCTCGACGAGCCGTCATTGGAGAGCTCCTTGCCGGTGATGTAGGTCTCGCCCTCGACCTCCAACTTGCCGCCCGGTGCCGGCGCGATGGACCAGTTGACGTAGAGCACCTCGACCCGCCCCGCCTTGAACTGCCGCAGGTCGCCGATGGTCTCGATGTCCTTGTCGATGTAGACGGACGCGGGAACTGCGACCTCGGCGCCGGGGGCGGTGTAAAGGCCCGCGGAGGCCAGGCCGGCTGCTTCGAACGCGGTATGCAACGCATTGTCGAGAGCCTTCAGGAATGCGGCTTGGCTCATCGACGAGCCCTCCGCCTGGCAGCAGCGGACAACGCCAGTGCTGCGGCGAGCGCCACCACGGCAACGAACTGCAGCATCACGGCTTCACCTCGGTGCCTTGAATGGACCGAATCTGCTCGGCACGTGCGTTCTGGCGCTCGATCACGGCGCGGCGCTGCGCCGCTACGTCGAAGCACTGTGCGATCGGCCCTTCCGGCATTGCTTCGGCCTGCGTCAGCCGCGCCGGGATCGGGACATAGATGCGCCGCTCGACCAGGACAGGCTGGGGCGCCACTGCCACCGACACCGGACAATGGCCCGCATCGAGCTTCTTCTGACCGCAGCCTGTCAGCCCGACGCCGAGCGCCACGATGGTCAGTAACCTGAGAATGCGGGGCATGAGGCCTCCATTTCGGTAAGGGCTAGCGCGCAGCGGGTTTCGCGCGCCTGGTTGGCGTATCGGTTCATGAACTGGGCCAAAGTCTGGTTCGCGTCGGCCTCGCGAGCTTCGGCAGCGGCCAACGCCGCATCGCTCTGGACTCGCAGAGTCACGGCCTGCTGCTGGGCCAGGCGAAGCTCCGACCTCAACGCAGCCACCGTTTCGCCGTAGCCCGCGTTCGCCTTGGCCAGTTCCTGCACACGGGTGACTGCACCGTCCCGGCTGGCCGAGCAGGACGCCAGGAGGCCATCAGCGGTCGCGGCGGCGGCACTGCTGTCCGCACTCTTCAGCGCCAAAGCGACAGCCATCCCCGCAACCGTGAGCAGCAGTACGCCTACGACGTAGAGCAGCGGCTTCACCGTAAGTGCCGCAGGCAGCTTCATCGCGCGCTCTCCGCCAGCCGTGCCTCGTCCCTGCGCCGCGCACACAGGCCCGCCTCCAAGGAGGTGCCAATCCACAGCCACACATAGCGCGGATCTGCGCGGCAATGCAGCCCACGTCGCTGGCGGGAAGGCACACGTCACGGATCTGACGCATCTCCAGCCGGGTGCTGCCCGCCATGGAGGCGCCGCGGTTGTAGACCACCGAAACCAGAGCACCCTGCGCATCGGCTGGAAGGGTGTCGAAATAGGTCGCACCGAAGGCGCGGCGGGCGCTGGCTCGATACTGGGGCAGCGATGCCAGGCCGAAAACATCGCTCGCGAGGTCGAACGGCACGCGCACATCCGAGAGGGAAGCGACTACTCCACGCGCTTGGCTACCGGTAATCCCCGACGTGGACTGGAAGCGCTCCACCGCAGCGTGCGCAGACCAATCCTGCCCGATGCGAAGCCGCGTCTGATGCCCGCCGTCGTAGCCGATGCCCCAGGTCACGCCGGACGCGCCGCCGGGCCAGATAGGCGCCTGATAGCGCCGCGTGTAAAGCGCTTCACTGGTGACTTCCCACCGGACGATCAGCGCGACCGAGGCGGGCGACACCGTCGCCGCCTCAGGCACGACCGCCGCAGGAAACACGGCTTGGATGGCCTCCTGGACTGCCACCACCGCTGGCAGCGCGGCGCCGGCCACGTCCTGCCGCAGGCTCTCCACCACCGGCGTGGCCGTATCCGCCTGGGCGCGCACCGCCGGCGCGCAAGCAGCCAGCACCACCAGCAGCAGAGAGATGAGCGTGCGCCCGGCCATCAGCGCGAGATCCAGAAGAAGGCCACGAACAGACCGATCAGCACCAGCCATTCGAGGCGGTCCAAGATGATCAGCCGGAGGGCCATCGGGTCACCTGCACCGGCGAGATCATGCAACTCACGCTCTTCCACGGAAGTGAGGTCCCGCAGGTACGTGCGCTTGAACAGCCACGCGGCCGCGCAAGCCGTCGCCAGGTACGCGGCGCTGATCGGCAGCTGCAGCAGCTGCGCAAGGAAATCGGCGCCGACGGTCCGGTCGAGCGCGCCGATTACCACCCAGCCGCCAACGGTCAGCGCGACAAGGACCGGCAGCCAGATGAGGAACTCCTGCCAGCGGTTGAAGAAGGATCGGATAGCTTTCATGGTGTTTTCTGGGCCTGTTCGACGGTATTGAGGCGGCGCTCCAGCTCGCTGATGCGCCAGATCACGCCGTTGTCCAGCTTGGCGTTGACCACCTGGACATCACTGGTGACCTTCTGGATTTCCTTGCTCTGCTCGGCCTGGGCGCCACGGATGTCATTCAGCAGCCAGCTCACAGCGCCGCCAGCGGCGGTGAGGACGAAGGGCAGCGCGAAGATGGCGACCTTGAGCCCCACCTGGGCGAACTTTCCATTCACTGCACCATCGAGATGGGCGTTCGTATCGGTAGTGCTCATTGATCCCCCATGCACTCGGAAAGCCCTGCCGTCGCGCGCGCCACACGGGCCCATGTGCGCGACGGCAGGCATGACCTCAGCCGCCTGCGCTGCCGGCGGTGGCGGTGCCCGGCGTGAGCCGGACGAATACAGTCGTGGCAGAGGCCTCGGCGGCGTACACCGCAAAGCCGATATCACCGAGCTGATCCACGCCAGCGGCAGCCGCAATGGCGCGCTTGTTTTCGGTGTCCCAGTTGACGGTCGCACCGACTTCAAACGCGGCGGCGGGCAACTTCGGCAGCTCAAACACGCCTTCGACATGCGTGGCGATCACATCGCCGACGGCGCCGTCGGTGACGGCGACCCCGACCAGCTTCCCTTCAATGACCAGCTCGCCGCTCTTGGCGGGAGCGGTGAGGGTCACATCCAGCACGCGGCCGTCCTGATGTGCGTTCTTCATGGCAATTCTCCGAAACGTAGAAAGGGTTGGCAGGCGGAGCGGCGCTGGGCCGCCCCACCAAGGGCTCAGCCGCCGGACGGCGCCGGGTTGCCCGGGTTCTTGTAGATGCCGCGGTAGTCGGCGATCGCAGGCGCCGCATCCAGGCGCACCTTCCACGCGACACCATCAACGGTGAAGCCCTGCTCCTGCTCCAAGTAGGGCGTCTGGTTGCCGTCGAGGTAGCCCACCACGATGGCGTCCACGAAGGCCGGGTTCGCGATGCCGTACCAGGCCTTCGCATCCTTCTGGTCAAGGCGACCGTCGTCCCACACCTCGAAGGTATTGCGGACGATGTTGGGATCGTTGGGACCGGCGCCGCCGCCGACGGCGTTTTCAGCCTGGCGAACGGTGCGCGCACGCGCGCCGAGTGCGACCGGCGTCAGCAGGCCCTTCATGGGGACCTGGATGATGTTGCCGCTCTTGTCCTTCTGCAGGCGCATCGCAGCCTGCATCGCAGCCACGCTGTCGGTGGTGATCAGCGCTGGCGGCAGCAGGTTTCCATGATCAGCGTGGAAGAGGGTCTTGCCATCGGCCAGCTGTGGATTCTTGTTGATCAGATTGAAGACTGCCTTGGCGAGCGTACGCTTGGCTGCCTGCCCCATCTTGCGCGGCACGTCGCTGAAGATCCCCAGGTCATCGTTGATGACGGCCTGCCGGGTCACGGTGTAAATCTTGCCGTAGGTCACAACCTGCAGCGACTGCGACTGTTCGCTGAACGTGCCCTGCTTGTACTCCCCACCCTCTGGCACGATGTCCAGATCGGAGAAGGCGCCCAGGCCAACCAGGTTGCTCTTTTTGAAGTCCGGCACGTTCACCGCGCGAGTGAAGTCACCGAAGCTCTCTTCGGCTTCCTGGTAGCCCTGCAGGATAGCGCGGCGAGCTGCATCCCCCAGCAGCGCCGGGAAGTCCGACGTGGAGTGGGTGAAGGCGACACCGACGATCTGCATGCGGTCCATGCCGTTCAAGTTGGTCCCGGTCGCCTGGGCACAGGTGCGAGCAAGCTCCCCCATGGTCATGCCGCGGAACGGGTTGCCGTCGGTGGCCTCCGCCAAGCCAGCACGCGCCTGGATGGCATTACCCATCGCCTGGCGGGTCAGGTCCCGCTGGTCGACGCCAGCGACAATGGCTGCGCCACCGTTCAGCGGCGCGGACGTGCTGCCCAACAGCGCCAGGATATGACGGCCGACATGGTCCGCACTGATGTTGGAATCAGCCTGGGCGATGACGTTGTTCACATACTCGCTGACCTGCACGTTGCCCATGTGCGGCTGTGCCAGCGCACTGATCTGCGTATTGCGATCGCGCAGTGCGGCGAGAGCGGCCTGGACCGGGTCCGGATTCCCGGCCGCCACAACCGGCGGGGCCGGCGGGGCGGGCGGAGCTGCCGGGTTGGCGGGCGCGGGGTTGCCTGCCGACGCCGCAATGGGGCGGCCGGCATTGGCGAGGATGTGACTGTACTGCTGGTTCATGGTGGGATCCTCGATATGGCCGATGACGGCCGACTGGCTGACCTCTGGGAGCGAGGCAAAAACGGTAGGAGAAAGGCTGGCGACGATGTGGCGGCGCAGCTGGGCGACGACTGAGGTGCCAGCGCCATCGATGGCCTGGAGGTAGCCGCAGATGGCGACCGTCGACGCAGATGCCCACCTCGCGCTGGCGCCGGGCTCTGCGTCGACCACAACATCAGCGAGCGCGGCCTCGACGGCCTGCGGGCCGGAGTACCAGTGGTCCACGTCGTCGGTGAGCAGGCGCTCCATCTCTTCGCGTCGGCCCGAGCGAGAGGCGTATGCTTCCAGCATCGCGGCGGCATGCGCGTCGAGTGCATCAGCGTTCTGCCGGAATGCATTGGCGCCGCCTGCAGCGACCGTGCGGGGCGAGTGCACCATCACCAGCGAACTGGCGTAGACACGTCGCTCGTCGCCCGCCTGCAGGATCAGCGAAGCGATTGAGGCAGCCTGGCCCTCCACCGTCACCACTACACGGGCCGGGTGGGATTTCAGTGCGTTGTGAATCGACAGACCGTCCGCGACGATGCCACCGACGCTGTTGATCCGCACGTGGATCGTGGCGGTGGTGATCTGACCAATCCGCTCAACAAGCTCGCTGGCCGATACAGACTCTTCGAAGAAATAGCCGCCGATGGCGCCGTAGATCATGATCTCGGTGCCATCAGCCTCCGCGCGGATCTGCAGCAGGGATGGGCCCAGCTCGCGGTCACCGCCAGCATCGGCCCGGATGATATTGCTGATGGCGCCAGCCAACAGGCGGGTACGCATGGTCATTCGCTCCTGGAAAGGTCGCGCGTGAGCGAGCCAACGACCTGGGCTCGCGCTTCTGCGCTTGTGTTGGGCGCCGGCGGCGCCAGGTTGCGGGTCTGCTCGGCCCAGTCCTGCCGCTGCCGCAGTACTTCGGAAGGGTTGTTTCCGTACTGCAAGGTGTTCTGCTGCGGGGCAACCCAGCCGCGGTCCTCAGCCTCTCCGCGCGCATAAGCCTCTTTCAGCGGGTCGATCCATGGCATCACCGGGCGAACATAGGTCGACGCCGACAGGTCACGCAGCGTCCACCCGGGCGGCAGTTTCACTCGCCCGGACAAGACGCACGCCTCAATGAACCGCACGCGCTGCGGACGAACGCAGAGCGCGATGAAGCGCTCGGCGAGCATGAGGTAGCTACCCCACTTCTCAATAAGCTCTTGACGCTGCGCCGAATAGGTCCCGTTGTAGTCCAGCGACAGGCTCGAGTAGCTGACACCGATGCCGCCGGCAGCAGCGCGCAGCTGCTCCTTTCGCCACGTCGCCGCGTTGGGATTGGGGCGGTCACTGCCGAGGCTCTCGATGGACTCACCCGGCAGGAGGTCGTCGAAGATGGCACCCGGGGCAAGCCGCAGCTCACGAATGGGCGCACCGTCCTGCACCATGACTTGGCCGCCCAGGTCGCTACCCGGGCTGTACTGATCGCCGCTTCCCTTCTTGATCTGGAAGGTCAGCGATGCGGCGACCTTGGCCGCAATGCGCTCCGATTCCTCGTAGTCCTTTACGTCCTCGAAGCGCGACATGGCGCTGGCAAACACGCTCAGTCCGCGCACCTGGTGCAGACGCTTGAGCAGGGCAATGCAGTGCATGAATTCCGCCGAGACCCGCTTTGTCTCCAAGCGGTTTCCCGTGGCGTCGCCGGGGTGCGACTTGTACACATGGAATGCGACAGGCCGCCCCCAGGCGTTGCGCTCGACGCCCTGCAGAATGTTCCGTGCGGGGTCGGTCAACTCCAGCGGCACGAGATCGGCTTCCAGCATTTCAAAGCTATATGGCACCGAGGTGCCGTGCTCGAAGTAAGGCACGCTGCCGATGAGGTCCTGGTAGAACGCGTCGCCGTCCCGGAACCAGCTTCGTGCCAGCAGCTGCTGACAGGCACCGTAGTCATGGGTCCGGGTAGCTTCAGGCTTGTCCCACCACTCGTCCCACAGCTCGTCCAGCTGCAGGGCAAGTTCACGATTGATGGGGCCGCCCGGCAGTCGGGGCGCCGACAGGACATCGATACCGGAGCCCACGGTGTTCTGCACCAGGATATTGAGCGCGTTGTCGGCAAGGTCCAGATCGCGCTCGAGGTGGCGGGCTTGGTCACGCAACTGGCGGGCGTCCATGCCTGCGATTGCGTTTCCGCTACCCCAGTCCCTTGCCAGTTTGCGATTGCGCGACGGCCGGGTCACCTCATGCGCGCGCGCCACAACAGGCGCGAGCTGCGCGCGAGCCGCCTGCACAGCGCGGTCAGCGGCGAGCGCGGTCGTCAGTCGGGTCTTGGCGGTGGACGCGGAAGCCATCAGGTCATCCCACCGAAGTCGGCGTTGGCGAACCGGGGCCGACCACGTCGGGCCTGACCTTCGACCTTCGCTTCCCATTCGCGGCGTCCCGCTTGGATACGCTCCAAGTCCGCACGCGTCAGCTGACGCTCACCCATCCGAAACGACTGACCGCCGAGCACGGCGATCTCCGCTTCGATGTAGAGGTTCAGCATTTCTTGAGCAGTCTTCATGACTGCTTAGGCTAGGGATCGCGCCGTCCAGAATCTAAAAAAAACGTGGACAGACCCACTTGTAAGCCATTGATCCTAATGGGATCAAAAACTAATTTGTCCGCGATTTCATTGAAACCGTGGACAACCCCCCTATTTCACTGCCTTCGGAAGACCATCAGCAAATAGCTCATAGAGCTTCGAACGTGAGAGGTCGTGCTCACGCATGACCTGTTTCACGGGAATCCCCGACTCCAATGCTGCGCGGATGGCGGCAACGGGATACTCGCGCGCCGGCGCGGGGAAGTAAGGTTGCTCACCGGCGAAGCAGCGCATTACCGTCTCGACGAACGGCGTGGCCATACGCTCACTTATGCCGATGTCCGACTGCATTGCAGCTAGGATTCGTCGGCGGAGCTGGTCCGCTGTCTCCTTCTTCCTAGCCATCAGAAACTCCAGCCATCGCGGGCAAGCCCGGAACTACGCTGCCGCGCCACCGGCCGATCAGATGCTGTTCCACGGGAATCCTGCGTGGCATCCGACGCCGCGCCCTGTCCTTGTGTTTCACGGGAATCCGCCGCCACCGCGATACTCGAGAGCAGACGCGCGTCGATGGCGTCCCAATCCGACTTGGTGAAGCGGTGGAGGCGGACCTCGGGATGGTGTGTGGCGGCGTAGGCGTAGACCCACGTATCCAGTGGTTCATTGCGTTTCACTTTCTTGTCAAACCGATTCTTCACCGGGTTGTAAACCTCCGACACCACGCCGGGGAAATACATGTCTGGCAGCTCGTCGCTCATGTGTACCAGGCGGGCGTCTATCTGGCGCTCTGCGTCGGCCGATATCCGGCTGTAGAGGTAGTGCTTCGCAGCGACCGTGCCAACGTGGTGGATGGTTATGCCGCGCTTGTCCGTCTTACCGTTCCACGTAACGTCGGCAAGCTTCCCGCGCGAGAGGATCGGGGCGTTGTTCGGCACCGCGCCGAAGATGCACATCGGCCGGGTGACCTGACGCTGGCGAACGTAGTTCTTCACCGCCTCGGTTCGATGGCCGCCGGCATCAACGGCAACGGCAAGCGTCCGCAGCTGAACGCCATCCTCCCGTTCGATGGAGCGGTTGAGGAGATCCGTCAGTGCTACCCATACCGCTTCCTCGGCAGGGTCGCCTGAAAGCTCCACGTAGTCGAGCGTCCACGCGGCCATGTTCCTACCCCACCCGATGATCTGAACCGCGAGTCGACCATCCTGCGTATCCACCCCGACAGTGATCGCCAGCACGCCCCGAGGTGCAGTGCGCAGCTTGTAAGGCTCGGCACGGTCCTTGATGACATTGTCCTTGACCGCCCGCATCGACGGGTCTTCCCACGTCTCAGCCAAACGATCATTCACGAACGTTTTCAGCGAGGCGGGCTCGTTCTGCGCGTCCAGCCATTCCTTCACCAGGTCGAGCCAGCGCGGACCCAGCCCGAATTGGTAATAGAGGCAGTTGATGGTGTAGCCGCGGATCAACGAATCCGGGTTGCCGGCCACCCAACGACCCTTCGCAATCATGTCCGTCTTGTGGTGCTCATCAATCGCGGCGCCGCAATCACTGCAGGCGTACCACACCGCCGTCACGTCGGGCGACCAGACCAGCCCACTCCACTGCAGCGCCTGGAAGTGGCCGCAGTGGGGGCAAGGCACGTGGAACCTGCGCTGGTCGCTTTTCTCGTACAGCTTGGCGATGCGGCTCAGGCCAGCGATGCCAGGGGTGCTGATGTACTGCCGCTTGTAGGTGGTGGGAAACGATGACGTACGTCCATCAAGCATCTTGATCGGGTCGTCGCCCGTTGACAGCTGCTGCGGCGCCTCGTCGATCTCATCGACCTGCAGGTACTTCACCGTGGTCGACTTCAGGCGCTGCGGACTGCCCATGTGCTCAACGTAGATCTGTCCACCGGCGAAGTCCTTGAAGGTCCGCTGATTGGCGCTGTCGCGGCTGGCCGTGCTGGTCAGTGCTTGCTTGACCTTCGGGCACACCTCGATCATCGGGTTGAGCTTCTGCGCGATCCATTTATTCATGGACGCTTCGCCTGGCAGCGCATACATCATCGGTGCCGGCGCGTAATCCATCCAGTACGCCATCGCGTTGGTCGCCAGCTGGCTCTTACCGAACTGGATCGGGAACATGCAGACCTGGGAATGCACAGGACTACGAGCGGACATGTTGTCCATCGGCTCGCGCAGCGGCGGATTGCGATCGGTGACCCAGCGACCTGGCTTGCTGCTGCCCTTGCTCGACAAGCGCATGTGCTCGTCGCACCACTGGGAGACCGTCATCGGTCGCCGCGGCTGGAGCGCCCGCGCGAGCACAGCAGATAGGGCCATGGAGGGCGCTGCGTTCACTTGCCCGCCTCCGCTGCCTTCGTGCTGAGCGTGCGGAAGCCTTGGCTCAGTTCTTCCAGGGCGTGGCTTGCCTCATCCCACACCAGCTGCCGGCAGCGCGCCTCATCGCTGGTGGCGGCCAGCTGGGGCGCCAAGGTGTCGGCCAGCCGCTCCAGCGCGGCACGGAAGGTTGTCGCGTGCTCTGCCAGATAGGACTCCACCTCGGCGCGAGGCAGAAGCGCGCCTTCCTCGCGTAGCAGCCCGATGTAGGCCATGCGCGCATCCGTCTCGGCCTTGTCGGCGAGCGCCTTCGCCTTGCGCTTGGAATCCGGCGTTGCCGGCACGGCTGCCGCCAGGCCCTCAGCCAGTTCGCCGTCATCATCGTCGCCGTCCTCCAGCCCTGCGTCATCCTGGACGACAGCCCCCGCACCCCGCTTCTGCGCATGGTGGGCGACAACGCCCTCGTATGCCGGGTCCTTCGTCTGTTCATACAGCGCCAGGGAGGCGGCTTTCAGGTAGCCCTTCCCGTCCGCTGAAGGCACCACCCGCCCTTTCTTCTTCAGCTCGGTCACGTAAGAAGGCCGCGTGCCGATCAACAGCGCCAGTTCCTTTCCGTTCACCACCACGTCCTCAGTCATTGTCTGAACCTCCACTTCCATTTTTTTCAAGATTGAGGATTGAGCTGAAATGCGCGCGCGCGACCGTGTGCGGGCTGTGCGGGGATGTGTGCGCTGGGCGGAAAGCGCGGACGCCCTGCCCTGCATGGGCTGTGCGGCATGTGCGGGATGTGCGGGATGCCATATACACGCGAGACTGCTTTGCGCCACTGATAGCTGCGCCTGCGTAGCGCGCCCGCACGTGTGGGCAGAAATGCCCGCACATCCCGCACACTCCTAGTGCCGCAATGCATTTTGCCCGCACATCTGCCCGCACGTGGTCCCGCACGTCCCGCACATTGATAGCCATGACTGTCATCAGCGGGCCTTGTAGTCGCCGTGCATGCTGCGGAAGCGCATGACCTGCAGGCCAAGCCACGAGGCTTCGTTACCGCTGAAGTCCGGCGGCGGCGCGCTGTTCCCAAGTAAAAGAAAGGCATGGGGACCTTGCGTGGTCCCCTCGATCGTGTACCGCTTGCGCGCTCGGTCCGGGTGAACGATCTCTCGCTTGCGCACCAGGGCGTTGATGAACTTGGGCGCAGGGGCTGGCCGTGGCAGGCCTTCGCGGGAGCACCAGAGCTTGTAGATCTCGTACCAGTCCTTCGACAGGGCTGGTATCGGCTTGACGCCGGGAATGTCGTCGCCGTAGAGCTCATCCAGGAAGCGCTGCGGGCTGTCCTGACCCAGGCCGATCAGCTCGCGCTTGGCGTCCGTCATCGGCGGATTGGTTCCGTTGGTGAAGCCAGCCAGGTCGACCTGCAGCAGATAGTCATGCAGCGCCGGCGTGCCACCCGCGCGGATCTCCGCGAGCACTTCCTTGTAGAAGTCCTCTGTGAGCTTCTCCGGCGTCCAGATCACCGCATGCCGACGATCATCCTCTTCCAGCACTACGGGCATGGCTTCGTTGGAAAGGAACACCAGGTTGGCGTGGTTGTCTTCTTCGTACGCCTGAATGTTCTTCGGGTTGATGCGGATCCGGTCGCCGGTGATCAGCGCCTTCAACTTGTTCTTGAGGTGGTAGACCTCAGTTCGGGCAACCACCTCATCAGCCAGCAGGAACAGCTTGCGGCTTGCCCAGTCGTTGAACTTATCTTCCAGCGCTGCCTGGTCCAGCACGCGACCGTAGTCGCCGAAGAGCTTCATGTACTCGTCGAAGAACATGTTCTTGCCAGTGCCCTGGGGGCCATGGATGACGATGGTCGATTTCATCTTCGCGCCAGGGTGCTGCAGCGGATAGGCCAGCCACTTGAGAATCCAGTCGTACAGCTCACGCTGGTTGGCCTCCATGCCACACATGTGCCAGAGCAGATGCAGCAATTTGCTGCATTCCCCCTTGCGCGGGATGGTCGGCCAGCCGGCGAACAGGTTGCAGCTGATCCCTTCCTTTGTGCCCGACGGATCAAAGTCCACCTCGCGAACACGCACGATCTGCCGCTGGGGATGTTCCATCCATGCCTTGTGCAGCTCACGACGCGCACAGGCATCACGCATGTCACCCAAGGCGACCAGCGTGTGCTCCTGCCTGTCGAATACCGTGCCGCCCTGCCCGTATACCAGCGCAAAGCGTCGTAGCAGCTCGTCGATGGTGAAGATAGGTTCAAGCTTGTCCGGCCCCGTGCCCCCGGTGGTGGTGCTGGAAGGCGCGTGATTTTCTACAGGTGCCCGCCACGACAGCTCCGTGAGACGGGCTTCGACCTGCGCGCGGACGACGTGCAGGCCTTCGCGGTCGTGCAGGTCGTTGAAGTCGCTGATCTTGTGGCCCGATGCCAGGAAGCGCTGGCGGCGGCCGGCCTCATCGTTGAACGCCGGCAGCATCAAGGCGCCACCCACGTCCAGCGCCGCCGCCTCGGCGCCCAACAGGCCTGCATTCGAGCGATCGTGCGGCTGCATGCAGTGCGGGCAAAGCTGAGGATGCTCGGCCAGCACCAGGCGGGTTTTGCAGTGCTTGCACTTCTGCAGCACGTCGTCATCGCCGCAGACCAGCACCTTGACGCTGCGATATCGGTCCGAAAGCACCGCGGCCACCGGCATCAGGTTGCCGGCGTCGAAAGCCACCGCTACTGGATAGCCCGTTGCCATGTGCAGCGTGGCGGCGGTGGCGTAGCCCTCGGCGATCAGCAGTACCCACTGGGGCGTGCCACCGATGAGATGAAAGTGCCCCTTCTTCGCCATGCCTGCCGGCCAGAACTCCTTGGCCGGCTTGCGCGTGTCTTCGGCTTGCCTCCGGCTGCGCAGGATCTGCAGCCCGTGGATCGAGCCGTTGGCGTCGAGCACCGGGCACACGGCCACGCCCGTACCACCGTAGCGCAGGCCGAAGCCCTGCACTTTCTTGTCGCCCAGATATGCGGACTCTCCCTCGGCCGATGCCTTTGCCCAGGCCGCAGTGGCCCGTGCAGCGGCACGCCTGGCTTGCGTCGCACGTGCGGCTTCTGATCGCTTGCGGTCCTCGACCAGGCGTCGCTTCAGGGCATCGCGCTGTTCGTCGCTGAAAGCAGTGTCCCGCTTCCGCAATTCGACCTTCTGTACACCGTTGTCGTTGCCCGACCAGGCGCCATAGCTGCCCACGATCAGGACATCGCCACCGGAGGTGTTGAGTTCGTGAAGGACGTACCAGCCGCTTCGCTCCCGCGAGCCCTTGACCCGGCACCGGACCATGCGGCCGGTGGTGTCCAGTTCGGTGACCAGCAGGCCAGCCTCGGTCAACTGACCGAGGACATCATCGTAATTGGCCGACATTCAGTAACTTCCAGCGCCGCTATCTACCCGAGAAACGGGCTTTCGAGTACCCGCAAACGCCAAAGCCCAGGAGGACCCTAATCCGGCATTGAGAATGGTTCGCATCGATGAAACTGAACGACTGAATGCCGCCGCCGAAACGGCAAGCCGCCTACCCCGGGGGGAAGGGGCGAGGTCAATGGTGTGCTGCGTCATCTGGGTTCCCCAAAGGCAGGCAAGGCTGCCGGTTGTCTGTCTGTATCTGTTGCCGGCGCAAGCGATCGCGCTCGGCCAGTGCTTCTTCCCCGGTCAACGCCGGCACCGCATCGGTTAACGCCAGCGCTGCTGCCTCCATCGCGCGCCGCGCGGACTCGCTGATCTGCCCGCGCCTCCGATGCCTGGAACGGGGGGCGCGGTAGGTAGCCATCTCACTCACGGCCTGCTGCTTGGAGCGCTGCTCGGCAGGCGTTGCGCTCCAGCCGATGACAGAGCGTCCTCACTTGGCGGGAAAGGTCTTGGATGAGGTCCGCTTCTTTCAGCGTCATCTGCCTGTCGGCGACGGCTTCGCGCCCCGCACCCGCCAGTTGTCCAGTCAACTCGTGCAGCTCCAAGAGCTTGGTGTGCAGAGCGTTGATCTCATCCGGCCAACCGCTCTTCGGTGCCGGTGGGACGTAGTCGACCATCAGCCCGAACTGCGCACCGAGCGATGCGATCCAGTCCGTAGCAATAGCCTGGGTATCCACGAACTCCTGCAGGTACTCGGTCAGGATCTCCGCCATCTCGAGCGACAGCGACTCCCCCTCGATACCGCGCAGCTTCTTCCGCAGGGTCTCGCCCGTGATGCTCTTACCTCGCCGCTTGGCGATATGCTCAGCCGCAGCCTGGACGCTGCCGGGTGCCTGAGAGACGGCGCTGTAGAGCGCATCCCTGAAATGCAGGTCGGACTTGAGGCAGGTCATGCAGCCCCCTGAAACGAGCCGCATTTCATCGTGTCGCGGCCACGCGAGACTGCGCGAGCATGCGACGCATGAGCGAGATCATCAGCTTCCCCACACGCATGCGGTTCACTTCCTTGCGCGCCTTCAATACCCAAACGGGAATTGGCGGCGTGCTTGCCGTCCTGTTTAGCCCCGAGATCAGAGCGCATCGAGTGCCTCCAGCTCCCACCCGTGGAGCGGCCGCGCCAAAGCTCGTCGCATCAGGCGGGCGCTTAACCACTGATCAGCGGTGAGGACCAAGGGAACAGTCCCCTCACCGGCGACGACGTCTTCACCAACGAGGCAAGCCACTTCACCGCACGCCATCGACTCATCCAGGCCAATAATCATTGGGCTACCTGCATCTGGAAGATTTCCGGGCGCTTCACGCGCAGGGTGAGCAGCCTGAGCTGGGGAATCGGCTGATCCTCCGGCCACTGCGCTACAGCCGCGCGCGAGATCTCAAAGAGATCCGCCAACGCCGCATCGGTCGTGAGGCCGAGAGCGGTCCTTACTTCTCGCTTGGTAGTGGGCTCATTCATTGCCGCAGATTATTAAGAGGTCTTAGCACTTGAGTCAAGCCCACTTGCCGTCCGGGTTGTTAAGCTGCCTTATGCAAAGCAGCTCACTCGGACAGCGCCTCCAGAAGGCGATGCGTGCCGCCGGCGTAGGTAAGCCGGCAGACTTGGCGCGCGCTTCAGACACGACTTCGGCCACGGTGAGCAACTGGCTGAATGACAATGTGGTGGCCGAACACGTAAAGGCGGTCCAGCTGTTCAAGATCGCGGACGCCGTCAACGAGGACGCGCGATATCTGCTGCTCGGCGAGCGCTCACCGGCGATCGCCGTGTCGGATTCCTCACCCCCGTCTCAGCCCGTGCAACTGGAAGATTGGATAGTCGCGTTTCAGCTGGTGGCTGAAGCGTTGGACGATCGAGGCTTACAGCTGCCACCCGCCAAAAGGGCAGAGGTCACGCTACTAGCGCATGACCTACTGCAGGAGGGACTGCAACGGGCGAAGGTGCTGCGCTTCGTCCAGGCTGCCGCAGCCTAATGACGGCGATAGGGGGGAATGATGTCCCGAGACAAGGTAACGCGCCTTCGGCAGCTGCTGCAGGAAGCTACTCCGGCGCAGCATGAGGAGTCACCAGGTTCTGGCGCTCAGCAGGAACAGTGGCGCCGGTTCCAGTACTTCGAATCGTTTCAGGCGCCGGCACCGCTGGAAAGCGACTGGCGCGCCGGAACGGTACGTGAGATCACCCGGATCGCGGGCTGGTACGGCTGGACAGCTGAGATCCAACGCAGCCTTGATATTGCGGGCGAAATGCTGCTAACAGCGTTGGACGATGAGACTCTGAGCGCGTTGCATCTGCGCATGCAACACCTGGAGGACTGTGTGCAGCAGGGCTTCGGTCCGCCAGACGCGCCGCCAGCCAACTGACGATTCGGTGCCTGCTAGCTGCAGGCGCCTTTCACCGCGGCCCAGTTCCTTGCAGCTCTGTCCGCATCTGCAAAGTTGAGACCCTGCTCGAAGGTTTTCTGCCCTACGAACGAGAGGATGCCATCGATGCGATGGGCCATCATCTGGAACAGGAAATCGCGCCCTGGTTCAACACAGGCTGGCAGCGGCATCTCTGCCACTTCTCGCTTCACCGCTTGCATATCGCGCAGCACCACAGCGAGCTGGATACGCGGCGTGCTAGACGCAAGCTGCTCCAAGTCCTGCCAACGCATGAGCACAGATTCTAGCTGCCGCCCCTCTTCCGTGACGCCACGCCGCCGATCAGGCCTCACCGTCAACCTGGTGCGGGATCCATCAAATTGCTCTATGGCCACCGAAACCGGCGCAGGCTGAACCCCCAGCCGCTCCAGGCCAGTGCTCACCCCCGAAAGATCAAGCGCCACTAAAGCAACTGCACCAGCAGCAATCACGCCTAGTGCGACTAAGCCATGGACCAGTTTCATGTGTATGTGGCATCCAGCCGCTTCCCCGAGACACCATGGTACCGAAGGCCCGAAATCGGATCATCAAGCCCGCTTGCTAAGAGCGCTTGACATAAAACGTAAAGCCGTCTTAATCTCTCCCCGCCGGCTCCTGCCGGTGGGCGACCGGCGGGTCGCCAACCTGCCGACCACTCCCCTGTCCGGCAGTAGCCGCTCCCCACGGCCAATGACCCGCCGGCGCCCTCCTTCTTCTGGAGAGCGCCGTGTCACATCGTCATGTAGCCGAGCCCCTGATCGCCCTTCCGCTGGTCGCAGCCCGCAGCCTCTTGGCTGTAGCAGCCAGGGATCACGCCTGCGCCAACGCTCTGCGTATCCGTGCTACCGGCGAGCACAGTCGCAACCAGCTGCGCCGCTCGCGCCGCATGGGTGTTGCCAGCCGCCGGCTTGAAGCGGACTCGCGCGACATGGCGGCCGAGGGGCGGGCATGAACGGGTTTCCCTTCATCGGCGAGCGCCACCAGAGCGTTGACCTGCCGGTTTCGGCACCCAAGCTGCGGCTCAGCATCAGCTTCGACCAAGGCACTCGCCGCTTCATCGCATTCCTGGAGCATCGCGAGGAACAGACGCAGATGGTTGCCATGGCTTTCGTGCCGGAGGGTGACGTGCCCCGGGTATCGACCTACAGCGACTCCAGCCGCCAGATGCTCCACCTCGGTGGGGCAGCGTTCCCCGTCAACGCCGAGGCAAGCGACTGCCTTGATCAATGGCTGCTGCAGCTGCAACGGCTCAACCTCCAGACCGCATCCCCCAATCCGGCGCTTTGCCGCGTGCTTGGCGGTGCCAGGTGAACCGCGCCGTGCGCATCGGCTGGGCCGCGCTCGCCCTTGTTGCCGTCGTCGTCCTGCCGCTGCGCCTGGCTGAAATCGGCCAAGCGCACGCCGACAAGGCCCCCACGGCCCGCTGGGCCGCTACCTCCCCCGGGATCAACTGACCATGCAGACCTCGCTGCCGCTTCCTGCGTCGGTTCCGTCATGTGGCGCCGGCCATCACCCGCAGATCGTCACGACTACTGGCGCCCCTGTCGGCCATCGGCTTGGTGCGCCCTGCCCTGCGCTGTTCCATATCGAGTGCCACGCCTGTGGTGTCGCAACCGTTCCCTCGCCGGATCGCGCGATGGCGGAGCTGCGCTGGACCCGTGATGACACGCCGGCATATCGAATCCCCATCAGCCACCTCGCCCGCCACCGCGCCTTGGTACTGGACGACCTGATCCGCGAAGCCGAGCTCGCATCGCTGATGCGCACCGAAACCATGGCTCCGCGCTCCTTCGCCCATCAACCCGTAACTCACAGGAGCAGCGCCCATGGCCGCACCACTCTCGCCCGTTGAGCGCGATGCGCTGCTCACTGCATTCGCCGCACCCGAGCACACGCTGCGCCGCACGCGCGAAGGCTTCGTGTCCCCTACCGCGCCGACCCGCAGGTTCACCCGGCGGTGCATCAACTGGCTGGATAACCGGGCGCTGGTCACCTTCGACGATCCCCAGCTGCCACGCCTGGTGAAGCTTACCGCCGCCGGCGTGCGGCAAGCACAGACGCTTATCGACCAGGCACGTGCAGCTCACGGTGCGGTGGCAGGTTTCGCATGAGCGCCGTCAGCTTTCCCGTTGAGAAGTCCTTCGCCACCGGCCAGCAAGGCGCCACGTTGGTGCTGATGGTGTGTGCCGGCTGGCTGTGGGCTGGCCTCTACGCCACGCCGTACAGCACCACTCCGTACCAGGTCGCGGCCACCGTCGGCCATAGGGTCCGCATCACTCCGAGCCAGCTGCTGGTGGGAGCGGGCGTGTTCCCGCTTACCGGCAAGTCGCTTCAGGCAGCACACCGCTGGCTCGATCGCCAGGGAGTGACGGTCCGCGCCGTGTCCACCACCGCCCGCAGCCGGGCAGCCAATCCAGCAGAGGCAGTATGAGCAACCGATCCATCGTCATTTACGGGCCGCGAGCGTGCGGCAAGACAACGCACGCGGAACAGCTCCGCGTCCATTTCGAACTTGAAACCACGGTCGACGACTGGGACGGCGTAAGCGCCTACCCGCGCGAAGGCGCCTTGGTGCTTACGAGCAACCCTGACGCACAGGTGCGTGGCACCGACCAATCGATGCACTTCGGCGCTGCCATGCGCGCCCTGAGCAGTGAGGCCGCGCGATGACCGCAAAGATCCAGCGCTACGGCCGCGCAGCCAAGATCCGAGACGTGCTGTTCGCGATCCCCACCGGCGCCACCACCGTAGAGATCAAGGCTGCGGCCGACCTGTCCGACAGGCTCAGCGCGATCGGAACCTCGCTTGTTGCCATGCGCAAGAGCGACCAGGTAACCATGACGATGGGCCCGAACAGCATCATCTGGAGGCTGACGCCAAAGACGCGCGCCGAGATGGCGCGAATGGCGGCGGCGGCACTGATCGATAGACGGCCGCGCCGACCGCTCCCGGCCGCGTCTGCCCCCTCAGATAGCAGCACGACCATCCGCCACAAGGAAGATGCGCGAGCCGCGATCGCAGACCAGCTCGACGCGTTCCGCCGAGCCGGCGGCAAGGTGGAGGTTCTCGGCAACACGCCCTTTAAGTCGGTGCTGAACCGTCGCCAGGGCAATGACAGCCGCATGGCAGGGAACGCCAAGGCATGAGCCATCTCACCGTCCCCCTCTACTGCGCCGGCACCACGGCATTCCTGCTGGCGCTGCTGCTCCGCGCGATCTGGACAAGCGCTCACAGCTTCACCCTGCTCTTCCTCGCTGCCCTGCTGTTCTTCGCGTGGCGCACCTACGCGGAAACCCGCAAGAACTGGCCGGCGTTCAAGGGCGAGATGCGTAGGCGCACCGAGTACCGCCGGCGAGCAGCGCAGCACAGGCGCTATCGCCACCACTGACTTCGCCCGCTCGGCCAAGCCGAGTCCCGCGCCGGCCGGGTTCCACGCGCCGGTATTCATCGGAGAACGTGTCCATGCCGAAGCAGCTCGACATCTTCCAGAACGACCCAGGACGCATGGCGGTGCTCTACCGCACGTCCGCCGAGACCGCCCTCAAAGACGTTCAGTTCAACCCGCCGGCTCGCCAAGTCCGGCACGACCACTACGTCCGCGAAGCCGAGCGACTTGAAGCCCTTGCCGCCAAGTGCAAGGCCGCACAACCAGGATCAGATGAATGACTGACACCGCAACCATCAAGATTTTCAGCATCACCGATTCCGAATGGTGGATGGGCACTGACCTGGCATCGGTGGTGAAGGCTGCACAAGAGGAATACGGCCTGGACGACGACGACACAGCCAATGCTGCGGAGCTGGCCGAGGCGGACCTCGATGCGCTCAGGTTTGCTGACAGTGACGAGAACGATCAGCTGACGGGAACGACACGCACCTTCCGCGAGCAGCTCGCCATCGAGATCGGTGCCGGTGGTCAATTTCCGCGTTTGTTTGCCATGGAGGAGTTCTAATGGCTGACGGATCCCGCTCCTTCAATTTTCCGGCTCCGCAGCGCTCTCGCCTTCGCCCCAGCGAAATCGTGGTGGATCTGTTCGCTGGCGGCGGCGGCGCCAGTGAGGGCCTGAAGCAAGCACTCGGCATCGACCCCGCACTGGCCTACAACCACGACGAGCTGGCCATCGGCATGCACGCCGCGAACCACCCGCTGACCGAGCATCACCGCGAGGACATCTGGCATGCGGATCCGCGCGTGGATGTGGCCGGCCGGCCGGTGGGCTGGTTCCATGCATCACCGGACTGCACGCACTTCAGCCAGGCCAAGGGCGGGCAGCCGCGCAGCCGGAAGACGCGCGCCCTATCGTGGGTGGTGTTGAAGTGGATCGGGATGCTCCGACGCGCCGACCTCCTCAACGGCACCAACACGGCGCCCCGCATCTTCTCGATGGAGAACGTCTGGCAGATGCTGACCTGGGGCCCGCTGGTGGCCAAGCGCTGTAAGAACACGGGCCGCGTCATAAAGATGGACGGAACCGTTGCATCGCGCGGCGAGCGCGTGCCCGTCGAGAACCAGCAGCTGATTCCGGATAAGCGCCACAGCGGCCGCACCTGGCGCCAATTGGTGGCTGCTTTGCGTGCGCAGGGTTACGTGGTGGAGTGGCGCAAGCTTGTGGCCAGCGACTACGGCGCAGGCACCAGCCGCGAGCGCCTCTTCGTGCTCGGCCGGCGTGACGGCCAGGCCATCGTGTGGCCCGAAGCCAGCCACGGCTCCGCGCCGAGCCAGACGCCGCGCGTCACAGCCGCCGACTGCCTGGACTTCAGCATTCCCTGCCGTTCCATCTTCACCAGGCCACGGCCGCTGGCTGATGCCACGATGCGGCGAGTAGCCAAGGGCGTCATACGCCACGTGCTGCAGGCGGCCGATCCGTTCGTGGTTCCGATGCCCACCGCCAGCGCGGACAACGCCGCCGCTGCAGCTGCATTCATCGCTGAACATGCCAACGCGAGCAATCAGCGCACGATGGCCGCCGACGAGCCGCTGCGCACCGTCTGCGCTGGGGTGAAGGGCGGGCACTTCTCGGTCGTCACGCCCATCCTTGCCGGCGTCGGTGGTCGCGCCGCACAGACCGAGCCGCGCTCTGGCGCAGATCCGCTGTACACCATGACGGCGAAGGCCGACACCGCGTTGGTCGCGCCCTCTATGGTCAAGTTTCGTGGCGATAGCATCGGCCACCCAGTGACTGATCCAGTCCCGACAATCACCTCGGGAGCAGGTGCCGCACGACCGGCGGGCGCAGCGCACGCGCTGGGCATCTCCGCCGCGAGCTTGGCCATGCTCCGCAACAACATGACCGGCGCCGATCCGAAAGCCCCGCTTTCGACTATCGCAGCCCAAGGCAAGCACCATGGGCTCGTAACCGCCCACCTCCTGACCAAAACCAGCAACCATCCCGGCGCCGCCGCCGGTGCTTCTCTCCCGACGATCACCAGCGCGGGCAACCAAGCCCTCGTCGAATGCACGCTGAGTCCGGAGCAGATCGAGGGTGCCGAACGCGTGGCCGCGTTCCTGGTGAAGTACTACGGCACCGGCGCCAACGCGCCCAGCCTGCTCGACCCGATGGCTACCGTAACGACGAAGGACCGCCTGGCACTCGTCACGGTCGTCATCAAGGGCACGCCCTACGTCATCGTGGACATCGGCCTGCGCATGCTCAAGCCGCACGAGCTGTTCCGCGCGCAGGGCTTCCCGCAGGGCTACATCATCGATCGCACCGCCAACGGCACGCCGTTAAAAACCACTGCGCAGGTTCGCATGGTCGGCAACAGTGTCAGCCCTCCACCGCTGCGCGCGCTAGCGGAATCCAATTTGGATCCAGTAGACGTGACCATTAATTCGGTAGCCGCATGATCGGAAGCATTCTCCAGTTCCAAGATCTCCAAGAGCTCTGCAAACCAGGAGCAAAACCGCGTCTCGCCACCGTGGAGCAGTGGGCTCGAGATTGTCGCATCAAGTTTGAATATGACGGCAACGGGGGAATCTGGACCACAGTAACGGCCCTCAACGATGCGCTTGGCCTACGCAACAGTAGCGGCCAGGCCGATCTTTACGACCCGGCGGAATTGCTCTAGAGCGACGCAGGAGGTGGAGTCGGGTCTTGCTTGCCCTTAGATTTCTTGTGGCGGCGATCGTCAAACCCCATCAACACCTGAATGACTACCGCAATTAGCAAGATGACTCCCAACCAAGCCTTGTCCCAATAATTCGACCCGATGAAATGCACAAGAAGCACGTAGCCCGACCAAACGGTCAGAATCAAGGTGACCGTCGCAAGCAACCACGTTGCGCAGATTGCATTTCGACTCAATGAAAACTTTCCCGCTGAAGCTTCGCGCAGTGTGACATAAGCCAATCGAACGGAGGCACCGATTGCGGAGAGCGCCACCAGCTGCACGACGCCGGCAGCGATCATCGCAAACAGCTCGTCTGTCTTACACATTAATCCGACGCCAATTCCCAATATACCAATACTGGCGGCGACGTTTCTCCAGAGCGAAACCGCGACGTCAAGGGTCTCCTTCTTATTCAGAAACGCCCAGAAAGATAGCTTTGTATCAGTCACTTCACTCATGAGACCTCCATGTCCTGCGGCCGCCCTAGAAAAACTCCTGACAATCTGCCACCCCACATCGATTACAGCAAGGTGCCTAAAGGCATCTACTGGGACCGGTCAGGCCGTGGGCGCTGGTACGCTCTTGATCCACACCCTGACGGAAAGGGTTTCAAGGCGAAGACTGTCGCCCAGGCAGGGGCAAGACTGTCGGATCTGCACGCGATCGCAGAGCAGCGGTCCGGCTCTGCACAGCGCGGATCGATCACCTACGTGATCGGCCTGTTTGAGCAAAGCCTTACCTTCAGCCAGCTCGCACCCTCAACGCAAGGTCACTACAGAGACTACGCTGCCGCGATCAAGACCTATCCTCTCAAGAATGCCAGCGCACTAGGCGATGCAATCGTCGACCGACTCACCCCGGGTGTAATCCGGCGTCTAGTGGATGTCATTGCCCAGGGCGTGCCAGCGGGCCCGCTGCGCGCAGCCGCCGTGCCAGGCTATCCGACTAAGGCGAACCATTGGCTTCGCTACCTCCGCCGTGTGTTCGGCTGGGCGCGTGAGCACGACCACGTGAAAAGCAACCCGGCCGCGGGAGTGAAGCAGGTTAAGGAGAAACGCGAGCATCGGATGCCCGAGCTTGGGGTGTTTCGCAGAGTCCAGGCCTATGCCCGCGCTTGCGGCGAGCTGGGACCGCGCGAGAAGGGTGCCCTCCCAGGCTATCTATGGTGCGCCATGGAGCTGGCTTACCAGGCCCGCCTGCGCGGCATTGAAGTGTTGACGCTCACGGATGCGCATGACATGGGCAATGAGCTGATGACGAACCGTCGCAAAGGCAGCCGTGACAACTTGGTACGGAAGGGGGATCAGCTCGCGATCGCCATCACCACACTTCAGGGTCGGCGTGTCGAAATCTGGGCGCGCCATGCAATTCCCACACCACTCAAGCCAGAGGCCCGCCCGCTGTTCGTCGGGGAAGATGGCGAGCCGCTGACTCGATCAGGATTCAACACTGCCTGGCAAAGGTTGATGCGCGCAGCTATGGCAAATGGTCTCATCACGCCAATGGAGCGCTTCGCGCTTCACGGACTCAAACACCGCGGCGTCACAGACACCAGAGGCGACAAGAAGGAGGCAAGCGGGCACAAGACCGACGCCATGCTCAGTCTGTACGACCACTCACTCCCAGTCGTCGACGCCGCAGCTGACGATGCCGAGCGACAGAATCCTTATACTAGGCCACATATGATGGACAACGAACAATGAGCCGACCGCACGGGTTTTACACACCACTTCGCTACCCTGGAGGCAAGGGCAAGCTTGCCGACTACGTGGGGAAGGTCCTTGAGCTCAATGGCCTGATCGGCGGCACATACGTGGAGCCGTACGCCGGGGGGGCGGCGGTCGCAATTGAGGTGCTGCTCAGGGGGCTAGTACGTCGTGTCCACATCAACGACCTCAACCCATCAGTACATGCGTTCTGGGACGCCGCCCTGCACGACAGCGAGCGTTTGATCAGAAGAATTCATGCTTGCCAAGTCAACATGGAAACTTGGCAGTGGGCCAGGAGCGTTCAGAAGGCAGCAAAACCTGAGGCGTTAGACCTCGCATTTTCTACGTTCTTCCTTAACCGAACCAATCGCTCCGGCATTCTGCTCGGCGGCGTCATCGGAGGAAAAGATCAAACAGGTCCGTGGAAGATAGACGCGCGATTTAACGCTCCGGATTTAGTAGATCGCATCGAGAAAATAGCAGAGCAGGCTTCTAGAATTCGGCTGCATCACGAAGATGCTCAGACTCTCGTGCGGCGACTTGCCCCGCGACTTGCCAGCAAGAATCTTATTTATTTTGACCCGCCGTATTTCGTTAAGGGCCAAGGCCTTTACATGCACCACTATAATCCTGCAGACCATGAAGAAGTGGCGAGCACAATCGCCGGACTACCCAACACGTGCAACTGGATGGTGTCTTATGACGACCACCCGACTATTCGTTCACTTTACAGTCAATACGAGAGCTTAACCTACACGTTGAATTACACCGCACAGGCTCGTGGAAGAGGCGCTGAAGTACTTTTCTACTCGCCCGACTTGGTTGTCCCAGCGCCAATGCGACCGATGCGCATCATTGCTGTAGCTGAGCGAGCCTGAGGACATTCAGAAAAGCGATCTGACGCCGAATGATTCCAGGAAGTTCGTTCGAGCGGTGGCACACCGCTTCGCCAATCCGCTCATGAAGCAAACCTTGCTCCGCATACGCGGGCAGCACCTCGCGATAAAACAGAGAGCCGTAAGTCGCCGACAGGAATCGGACTTGTTCCGGGTAAGTAGCATCTGCTACCGGAGCAATCGAGAAAGGTATGAACATCGCGGGAGCGGGCTCCACTGCCCAAGGACGGGCCAACCAATTCTTTGCTAGCGCAGCAATGTAGGGCGTAATCGGCTTTTCTCTCCAGTTACCGCCACTTGCTACCTGCCCTAGCATATGCAGCTTGCCACCGGCCTTATCAATCCGCTCATTCCAAGCAATTACATCGATTCCGGCATCTTTCTCCCGCCCTGGCGAGCCCGCCGGCGGAACCGCATGCGGCAGAATATCTCCGTCACCCATAAGGGTGACGTACACATGATGTAAAGCCGCCAAGAAACTTGAACCATCTTTTCTTGGCCACCCGAAGACGTACGAAGACCCCCTAATGGATCCCGAAGCGGCCCAAGCCGAAACGACCTGGAATGCGTCCCGCATCCAGGGAGTAATAGGTACTGGGTTTACGAAAATACTGGAGTTGGTTGCCGCAGACAAGAATAGACAGAGGAGGTAGACGGCACGACCATCAAAGATATTGGCATCTCCGACAAATCGAAAAGACGAGTCGTCGTCGGAAAACTCAAATGGGTAGCTGTTCCTCAGCAGCTCCTGCCTACGCTGAAGAACTCCCGAGCGCTCTATCACCCAGTCATCGAACTCTTGATAGCCACCACCTGGGTCTCGGTCTTGATTTGCCCGATTAGCCTCCCACGATCTTTCCAACTCAGCAAAAGACACCAGCTGACGCGGGGCCAACAAAGCCCGCATTTCAATCCAGTCCGCTGCAGAATGGCTGTCAGCATCGAAGGGAACAGCCTGCAGCCTCAT